AATGCCTATGATCAACAGGGTGGATTATATGGTGATCCGTTAGATATCAATAACCTTCAGGCCCTATGCAAGGCCTGTCATACAAAGAAAACTAACCATGAAAGACAAAGGGGATAGCCAGTCAAATCCTTGCTGCGTGGGCCGAGTAATCGGAACCCCAATCAAATTTTCTTGCGGGCAAAATTTGAGATTTAAAGATATAAATACCTTTTTGTCTTTTATTATGGTTTAGCGATATGACAATCAATACGTTAGGCGACTTCGCCGATTATGTAAAAGAAAAAAAGATAAAAACCAGAAGATGGACCGATAGATGGATTAAAATTTTGAAAAATGAGAATAAAACGATTAAATGACAGCTATCCCACACCGGTCGGTATTAGTGGATTAAACCAATATCAAATTGATGGTCATAAATTCACGCCACCGATTGAGATTAATATCCTTTTGAATTTAATCGCAGAATTCGCGCCACATGGTAATTTTATGGAGCTCGGTTGCAATGAAGGATATGTATCTGCGGCAGTTTGTAAGAATTTCCAAAGTAAAATTGTGTATGGTGTTGATTATGATAAGGCTCAGATGGATACGGGCCAGATGCCGGAACATCCTGGTAGTAAGATGTTTGGAGTGGTGAATAAATATACAAATTTTCACGGCATAAATTGTGATAGTTCAAAAATTAAAATAAATGGGATGAACATTACCAGCGTCTTTATTGACGCTGATCATCGTTACGCAGCAGTGAAAAAAGACACAGAAAATATTATGAGACAGATGAAAAAGGGCTTAATCATCTGGCATGATTATTCAAATGACATGCATAATTATATGGGCGTGACGCGTTACTTAAATGAGTTGGCAGAATATTACCCAATAAATTGGATATTTGGCACATTATTATGTTACTTAAAACTTTAAAATTATGAGAGGAAGACCGCGAAAATCCACGCAAGAGAAGGCTCTTGCAGGGACAAATTACAAAAAAAGGAATAAAGGCCGGGAATTGAACTGGAAGGAATTGAAGGAACTTCCCGATCCTCTTCCTTACTGGCCCGATGATTATGTTGAATTGTACTATTCCCAGGGGAATAAATTAATTGCGCAAGGTGTTCTAAATTCGGGGAATATAGAATTATTTCAAGCTTATATAAGTCAGCTCGGGTTCTATTTCAGAACGCAAAAAGAAATGATCACCTGCACGGACATCAAGAAGCAGGCCTATTTTGCGCGTGTAGCCAATGAGGCCTTGAAGATGGTTAGGCAATGGGCCGCGGAATTCGGTCTGACTCCCCTCGCGGCGATGCGGATCAAGCTGCCAGAGCCAAAGAAGGAAGATGATTTTACGCAATTTTTAAAATCTGATGAATCATGAGACAGGTATATGATTATTGCGCAAATATCTTAAACAAAAAAATACCGGCTGGAGAACTTACTATTCTTGCCGTTCAGCGATTTTTAAATGATAAGAAGAATCCGAATTTCATCTTTGATGAGAAAAAGGCGCAGCACGCGATTGATTTTTTCAAATTTTTGAATCATTATAAAGGCGAACATGCCGGGAGACCCTTTGAACTTACTAATTGGCAAAGGTTCATTGTGGCTAATTTATTTGGATTTTATTTGAAGGATGGGCGGAGACGGTATAATTATGCATATGTTGAGGTTGCAAAAAAGAATGGCAAATCCACATTTGCGGCCGGGATCGGATTGTATATGATGATTGCTGATAAGGAAGCCGGGGCTGAAGTATATTCCGCTGCTACTAACCATAAGCAGGCGATGATTGTTTTCGATGCGGCCAGGCATCTGGTAATGCGCAGTCCTCACTTGAAAAAATTCATCAGCGTATATCGTTATAATTTACACAGCCTGCATAATTTTTCAAAGTTTGAAGCTCTTGCGAGCGACAGCGATCGACTTGATGGGCTTAATCCCCACTGTGCAATAATTGACGAGTATCATGCGCATAAATATGCAGATCTTTTGAATAATTTAAAATCAGGGATGGTTGCCCGTAAAAATCCATTGATGTTCATTATCACCACGGCCGGATTTGACAAGGAATCGCCGTGTTTCTTTGAAAGAAAAGTATGTGTGGATATTTTGCGTGGCATAAAAAATCAGGATAATAAATTCGCTGTAATTTACACGCTTGATGATGGGGATGATTGGCAGGATGAAAAGAATTGGATCAAGGCTAATCCCAACCTGGGAATATCTGTGGATATTGATAATATGCGAAAAGAATTGAAAAGTGTAAAAAATAATGATCGCGAAATTGTAAACTACAAGACTAAAAATCTGAACATCTGGATGAGCTCATCCATCGCATGGTTGAAGGATGACATTTGGCAAGCGTGCGATAAAAGTGATGAATATGATCCGGAAGATTTGACTGGGAAAACTTGTTACGCAGGGCTTGATTTAGCAAGCCATGTGGATATTAACGCTTTTGTTTTATTTTTTCCGGATGAACCAATCAATCATTTGATTTGTCATTTCTGGGTTCCAGAGGAAAAGATGAAAGAAAGAAGCGATAAAGTTGATTATTATTACTGGTATCAAAAGGGCTATCTAAAAGTAACTCCTGGAAGTGTGATTGACATTGATTATTTGGCCAGTGACATTTTAGAAATTTCGCGAAGATATAATCTACAATCCATTGCAATTGACCCAGCGAAGGCATATCATGGAGTTATTCAGGCCTTACAAAAAGAAGGTTTGAAGATGTCAGAATTTCGCCAGGGGTTTATTTCAATGTCCGCGCCAACTCGCGAATTTGAGAGGTTGATTACGGGTCAGAAACTAAATCATTTTGGGAATCCAGTCCTGCGATGGATGAACTCAAACGTTGAATTGGCGCAGGATGCAGCAGGTAATATTAAAGTGGATCGTGGCCGCGCAACAGATAAGGTTGACGGAATTGTTGCAGCGATCATGGCAATAGGCGAGTGGATGAGCAATCGTGCTGATGAGAGTTCATTGGATGAATTAATTAAAGAACGCAACGGAATGTTGTTCTTATGAAGCTCTGGTGGATAAAAAAGACGGTAAACATAAATATAGCAAGGCTTTGCAAAGGTTGTATTTATGTTTTAAGTGACGAGGCATCCGAACAATTGGAAGCCGACAGCTGGAAGTTACCTGGCAAAAAAAGTGATTTTTATCAAATCTTTGATTTTGAAGATTTATTTGATCCTTGGACTTCTGGATCTGGCAGGAGATTGCTGATGTTGCGTTCCGGAGGACTTGGGGATATTGCAGCTCTTTCAGTTTATGGACATTTTGCCGACAAGATCAATCTTTTGACTTTCAACAATTATCTACCGGTTACTGATTTGTGGTCTATTCAGCCAACAATCCATGATTTAAACGGGCCGATTTTTTCCGGAATTGACTTTATCAGGTTAAATTATCTACGCAAAAATTATGGATATCTCGATGTAAATGACATAATTGAAAAAGGCCTGCGTAAAAATTGGTATGAAGTTTTTATAGAGTTAATAAATAAGCCATTTTCTGAAACCTACGGCAGACCTTATTTTAAAAGGATAGTTTTTCCAACAAAAAAATATGAAATCGACATTTTAATCAACAATAAAGCCACAGCCCGGATGAGGTCAATGAATTTAAAATATTTGGTTGAGGCCATTTCTAAAGCTGCTCCTCATCGAAAGATATTTGCTTTTGAAAATCAAGCGGATGGGCAATTTTTTGGTAATGTGACTTTTTTAGATGCAAAGACATCGAGGCAATATGTGGATTTTCTCTTAAATGCCAAGGATGTCATTACAATTGATTCGGCACCGGCGCATATCCGCGAAGGTTGCAGGCTTCCGGCATTAGCTTTATATTTTAGTTTTGATTCGGAATCCCGGACAAAATACTATAAGTATATTCAATCGGTTAATTTGCCGGCAGTTTGCGAACTTCAGCCATGCTTTTTACACGGAATAAATCCTGAAGATCACTGTATAATGGCCACAGATGAGGAACTTTACGCGCCATGTGCAGATAGATTGTTTAAGGATGTTGTTAATTATTTGGCAGAAATGGTTAATAAATATTTTAAAAATACTTGATTTTTGCATAAAGGCATATATAAATTTACGCATATGAACATATTTCAGCGATTCGCGGGATTATTTTTGAACCATCGCAGCATTGATAAATTCGATGAATCGATGGGATTGAGAAAATTTCTCCCTTTTTCGAATCCCTCAAGCGATAAATCAATCACATTGTCGGCTGTCTGGAGCGCAGTTCGGATTTGTTCGGAAACCATTGCGATGCTTCCGATCAATGTATATAAAAGGAATACAGATGGCCGTGTTATGCTTGATGATTCAAATATTCAATATCTTTTACACAATCAGCCGAACAATAAGATCAATAGTTTTGTTTTTCGCCAGGTAATGCAGGCCCATGTGGAACTCTGGGGAAATGCTTATGCTATTATAAAGCGCGATAAAAACGGGCAAATAGAAGCACTTGAAGTTGTCAAACATCCATTACTTGTAAGACCTTTTGAATTTGACGGAGATATTTTTTATCAAATTTCTGGATATGATTTACCCTTTGCAAGCCGCGATATTATTCATATTCGTGGGTTAAGTTTGGACGGGATAATGGGCAAATCAACATTGCAAGTCGCCGCCGAATCAATTAATACCGGTCTTGCGATGCAAAATTATAGTTACAAAATATTCGAATCCGGAAGTTCCAAGCGAATTGCATTAAAGGTGCCGGCCAAGTTGTCTCCCGAAAATTACGAAAGATTGAAAAAACAATTTTCAGAAAAATATTCGGGGATACAAAATATGCATGAAATTGCAATTTTGGAGGCCGGGATGGATTTTACAACGATAGGTCTAAATCCGATCGATGCGCAATTTCTCGAACAGCGCAAGTTTAGTGTGGTTGAGATTGCTCGCTTCTTCCGCATCCCGCCTCACAAAATGCAATCTATGGAGTCCTCAACGAATAACAACATTGAACA